ACATCCAGTTCCTTCTGGGAAATCAACAATAGTTGTAGAACCAGTTGTAATACCAACTACCCTTTGTGACGCAATTGGTCCAATAGTGATCGTTTCATTCTCACTAGTCGAAACATAATAATTTTCATTAGTTGCTGTTGGATTGGTACCGATAGCAACATAAACTCCAGCGGTTTCTGCAACTACTCTAAGAGCATCAGATTGTTGTAAAATTGGAGAAGTTTGTGCAGAAGTACTACTAGTACTCATTACCGTATTAATACCAACTGGTTTAAGAGCAGCCATTATTTTTCAATAGTTCTATAATACTTATTTATTATTCTTCGGTATCGTCTTCAAATGAGATTTCGTCCTCAATTTCTTCTTCTGTACTTTCCTCTGGTCCATCAAAGATAGATGCTGCTACGTTGGAACGGTTTGCTTCAATTTTTTCTGCACTTTTAGCAAAAAGAATATCCTTGATTTTATCACTAATCTGTGATGAAGACTCGTCGGGACTGACGAGCATATCCATAAGTTCGTCCATAAAAATAATGTATCTACAATTTGTATTTAGATTTCACCACCAGGAGGATTCTTGGTTGCACCAGGAGTTTCTGGATCTTTAGGTGAAGTTGGTGCCTGCATTGGGTCAGTTGGTGCATCACCTGCAGGAGGCATATCAGGAGCTGGCATACCTGTCATAGGATCTACCATTGCATTTGGATCAGGAATAACACCGTTCTCGATTTCACTTTCAATCAGTTCATCCTGTTCAATAATCTCTTCATCAGTCTGACGGAGAATATTTCTTCTTACATAATCTTGTGAGTAATACTTACCGACATAAGGTTCAGCAAGAGCAACAAGGTTCAATCTTTCTGTAGTAAGTTCTGCATTCTTGAGTTCTGCAAAATGATTGTCATACAGGAAGTCATACTGAATATGATCTGCCATATACTCCCAATCTTCTGGAGTCACAATATTCTTCAGAAGTAATTGTGTTCTCAACATGTCATTGAACATTGCTGAGAATCTTTTTCTCATTCTGCCAACAAACTTGGAGAACTTGATTTCATCTCTCAAGATTTCGGAAGAACGACCCAATGAGAAACCACCTTCACCTTCGATTCTAGTCTCAGGAACATTCAGTGATCTGTAGAGTTTTCTCTGGAAGTAATTAATATCAGTAATTTCACCAAGATTTTGACCACCAGGAAGTGTAGTAATTTCAGTACCACGACCACCCTCTCTTCTAGGAAGCCAGAAGTCTTCCATCATGGACATAAACTTCTTGTCATCACGCAACTCACCAGTGTTTGCGTCATAGACCATCTTGTTTCTATAACGCATCATGACATCACGAAGATATTGTTCCGCCTTGATCTTGGGAAGATTGCCAACGTCAATATAGAAAATTCTACGTTCTGGTGCTCTTGAAAGTCTGTAGATAACCAGTGAATCCTCAATCATCATCAACTGATTGAGTGGTTTGATTGCCTTATGTAACCAAGACAATGTAAGTCCTTTGTTTCTATCAACCAAACCAGAAGTACAATAAGTGACAGAATCACGGGTCATTTTGATACCCTTTTGTGGATTCGCACCATAACCAGGATTCCCACCATAACCAGCACGGTATGTTCCCATGTCTGGTGTATAAATGAAGAACTCCTCTACTTCTGGAAAGTTATATGCAAGATTATTTGATGCACTATATTCATCTTTTGCCTGTTGAAGACTATCTTTACCTGTTTTCTTTAACTTACGGATATATTTAATTTTAGATGCGTCAATATATCTGAGTTCTTGAATACCTTCTTGAGGATTCTTTTGGTCGATGACCTTGTTATAGTAGAGTCTTCCGTCAATATACCAGTTACGGAAAATCTCATGTGCCTTTTTATCAAAGTCAAGAAGTTCGAGAATATAACTAAACTCTTCTCTTATAATCTTTTTAATTTTATCACTTGCATTCAGATTGGACAGTTCAATCTTTACAGGTGAATCGTTTGTATCAGATACAATTGCTTCATTTACAATATCTTCAATCGCACTATCACACTCTGGATAGAGTGCCATCTGTCTATATCTTCTGATAAGATCGGTCTCGTTTTTGTAGAGACCCTCAATATCTATATTGTAACTACCAAAAAATCCACTACTGGAGAAGTTCTCATTCCCATCAGCATTAGTTGGTGGGATTGGAGAAACTACACCAGGTGGATTTTTCTCGCTATCTTCAATTGAAAAACCAAATAATCTGGCCATTATGATTAAACTAGACTGTCTTGTCTAGTTATTTATCACTCAATCAGAACTTCACCAGCGTTACCACCAGTAGACTGCAGTGAGTTACCGATAGTGAAATACTGAATATCAAATTCAACATCAAAGGTTTCGAGTTGATCGCCGTCGTCATAGCTCAGTGCAATCTCACCAATTCTGGTTGGGAAGATGTCATAGAACTTATAAGTTCTCAGAATTGCTGACTGACCACCTTCATTGGTTGTCGCAAATCTTTCAGCACCTCTACCCAGTTGAGTTACATATGCATCAGTCATGTAAGATGATGGGTTGGTAACACCAGTTGCATCATCCAGTTTGCTGATGGTATTTGCCCATCTTTCAAATGCAGTTCTGAGTTGGAAGTCCTCATCATTGATGATTGAAACTGTCCATGCATCAAACGTTCTGTCACCAGCAACCTTCAGATTTCTACCTCTGAAAGGAACTTGGAAAGAACTGGTGTTTGAAGCAGGAAGTTGTGCAGACTTACAAAGGAACTTGAAGGTTCCATTTTCAGACTGGTCACCACTTCCCCATGCATCAGAAATTGATGATGGGAATGTAGGAATCGAGACTTCGAATAGGTTGGGGCGGGCCCCTCCGCCCGCCAGTCTTGATTTAAATTGTGATAGGGTTTTTGTTTCTGCCATTGGTTAATCCTCCTAGTTATTATTTACTATAATCAAACAGTCCCTACAACTTCCTGGAAGTCAACACCAGTTCTGGTGGCAACGAATGTCAGGGTGATGTAGTTGATGGACTTAGTTGGCTTCAGGAAGATGTCAGCTCTGAACTCATTGTTGTCAATAACGTCAGGTGTGTTGTTTGTTTCGTCACAAACTACGAGGAAGTCATACAGACCTCTCTTTGCCTGAACATCTCTGAGGTATGGTTCAACAATGTTCACGAAATTAGCTCTCGTGTTGTCATCATTGAGTTCAAAGAGTTGTGAGTTAGCAGCACCCTCAAGTGCTTGTTCTACTGTGAGGAACAATCTTCTTACGTTAATTCTGTCGAACGCAGATGAGTAAGCCAGAGCTGTCTTATCACCAAAGAGAACAATACCAGAACCCCTCTGAGAAATGATAGAGTTGATTCTTGCTCCATAGAGTTCATCTCTTTGATTCTTAGATGGGTTGTATGCCATCTTGACTGCGTTATTCAGGTTTCCTCTCTGGAGACCAGCAGGTGAGAACCATGGATAAGCTTCAATAGAAGTTCTGACACAAAGACCAGCAACGTCGCCGTTAGTTGGGACGTAACGGAATTGGTTGTTAAATCTATCGAAGGTGTACTTATAACCTGTGTCGAAGATCGCGTAAGACGAAGACGACAGTGGGCTATAGAACTGAAGTACGTTCTGTGTTTGAGTAGCAGTGCTTGTTACGTTAACAACGTTGTCTCTGTGTGGTGAGATAGTTGCAACACAATCCTTTCTACCTTCTGCAATAGAGATAAGATAGTTCGCTTTTGCTTGTGACTGACTTTCTATAGCAAGACCTGGGCCCATTAAGAGGTAGTCAACAGCAATCTCGTCCTTATCAGCAAACAGTGAGTAACCATTTACCAAGTCAGAAAGGTCAGCACTCATACCCTTATTATCACTGTAGTCAACACCACCCAAGAGTGTGTAACTTACATTACCGATGGAGGAGAAATCAGTGCCTTGAGCTTCCTGACCCCAGAGACCTTCAGATACGGTATATGGAGTAAAGTGAGTAGAGAACCCAGATGCAACTGGAATTGTATTCCAATAAGTATCTTCAACTTGTGATGGGTTATAACCAGCAAAGATGAAGTTGGAATTCAGTGCGATGTAATCCTTATAGTAGGTCTTAGTAGGATTGTCACCATCTGCGATTGCGTCTTGTGCCTTAGACAGAGATGTGAAGGTCTCAAGGATGTTACCCTGAACACCAGTTACGTCTCCAGTGTCATCAACAACAACGACGTGAATGCCATCGTTCTTACCGTTTCTTTGAGTGACATACTGGTTATCAACAGGTCTTTCTGCAACGTTTCTCCAGTAAACTGTTGAGTTGGTAAGACCTAGTGTCTGCTCACCGTACCAATCCTTAACTGAACCAGCGGTAACTGTACCACTTGCTTCTCTTGAATTGTTGGTGATGTTGAGAATGTCAGATTCAACGAATGATGCTGCTTGGTTGTACTGTTGATAAGTAACATCAGTAACAGTACCAGCAGTAGAAACAAGTCTCTGATAAGTAACTCCAGTACCTACAGTTGTCATTGAAGCAGCAATACCAGCCGCAAGAGTGACCGAGGTTGAACCATAACCAGTGATTTTAATTGAACCACTACCAGGTGCTAAGAAATAGTTACCAGTAGTAATACCTGAAGTACTATTCACAAAGATTGTTGTGTCACCAATGTTTGCAACTTCAGAAGTTGTTGTAACACCGATGGTCGGATAATCCTCAGTAGTTGGGAATACTCTCTGAAGAACTCTTACTTCAATTGTGCTGTTACCATTCTGTGCGTCAGTATTAACACCTGTGATAATACCCTTCAGATTACCTGTGAAATTATTAACTGCACCAGCTTCAGGGATTGAGATACTGTTTCTAGCAGCAGATACACCGTAACCAACTACAAGGTTTAATGCACCAGGGTTAGTAGTAGCAACACTGACGATTTGGTCAGACTTGTTATCGATGGTACAAACCTTTAAGCTGTTTGCCCATGCACCAGGGTTTCTTGATGCCCAGTAGTAGCTTGTATCACTTCTATGGTTGAGTTCGTAATCATCAACGTTTTCGATAAGAAGACCAGTTGTTGATGCTGCACCAACACCTGCATTACCGTTGTTCAGACTTGAGCCAGATACTCTGACAACTTTGAGAATTCCACCATAAGAGAGGAATGAATTACCTGTCATCCAGTACTCATACTGTCTGTCAGTGCCAATTGGCTGACCAAAAGTATCCAGG